AATATGTGCCAAGTCCACAAGTCAGATCGTCAATCTAATTGGACATACAAAGTTTGTTGATGAGTTAGCATGGAGAGGTTATTCATATATGTTGATTACTTCCAAGACAGGTGCTATAATTGATGGCGAAAAGGTTGACAGAGAGGAGTTCTTCAATGTACTCAACGCATGGGGTCAAGACCCAGACAAAAGGTTTGTTGTATTACATCACAGTATTCTATCTGAAGGTATCAACGTCAAAGGTCTTGAAGCAGTATTGTTTATGAGGTCTATGGATTATGTCGGAATATCACAAACCATTGGTCGTGTGATTCGCAAGGGAGCGAAGGACAAGGTATTTGGTCTGGTATGTATTCCAGTATATTCCAAAGTTGGTATCTCAACCGCCAGAAAGGTCGAAGCAGTTGTTGATACAATATTCAACAAAGGCGAAGCAGCAACTTCAGTTATCACAAAATGAAAACAGAAACACTATTGAAAATATACAAAGCGGTAAAGGTCAAACCTAAACCAAAATACCCACCAATTCGTAAACATTATAACGTGCATTTATTTGGATAATGAAAGATTTAATTCTATTTGGAGATTGTAAGAAAACTCTATCAGCATTTCTACCAAAGAGTGCGAGGATGTGTGTTACATCCCCACCTTACTATGGGTTGAGAGACTATGGAGGAGAAGATAAACAAATAGGACAGGAAGATACACCAGAAGAGTTTATTAATAACCTCGTAGAAGTGTTCAGAGAAGTTAGAGATATACTAACTGATGATGGAACTTTATGGGTTAATCTTGGCGATAGTTACTATAACTATAGACCTAGTAAAGGTCAATCATATCCTAAACAAACAGTATCTAAAACAAAACAAGACCTACCAGATAAGTGTGCAAAAAGAGCAAATAAACTAGAAGGATTAAAGGAGAAAGATTTAATCGGAATACCTTGGCTTTTTGCGTTTGCAATGAGAGCAGATGGATGGTATCTACGACAAGATATAATATGGCATAAACCAAATCCGATGCCAGAGAGTGTGAAGGACAGGTGTACGAAGTCACATGAATATATATTTTTGTTCAGTAAAAATAAAAAGTATTTTTATGACAACGAAGCGATCAAAGAACCCGCAAAAGATTGGGGAACAAGAGACAGAACCAACGGAAAATACCACAACGAAGGAACAGGATTACAACCACATAGCGGACTTACAAAATCATATCCAACAAAGAATAAACGATCTGTCTGGTCAGTAACAAACAAACCATACAGGGAAGCACACTTCGCTACATATCCACCAGACCTAATCGAACCTTGTATCAAGGCAGGGAGTGAGGTTGGAGATATAGTTTTGGATCCATTCATGGGATCAGGAACTACAGCAGCAGTAGCAAAGTCACTAGGCAGATATTATATTGGGTGTGAACTTCATGAAGACTATGGTAACTTAATTGAGGAGAGAGTCAAGAGTTATCATCCAGTTAATGAAGTGTCACAAGAACCTTGCATCAACATATTAGATATTATATAATACAAATAGTTAAAGTATTACTATGAAATGCGAAGTCCAGTTGTATGTTGCAGGTAAGGTATTTACCGAGCAAGTATATGCTGTCGATTACGAGGAAGCAAGAAGAGTTGCTCTTGCTAGAAATCCTAATGCGAGAATTGTAAGCGTAAATGCGAAATTCTAACAATTATCAATCATTCTATCCTACCACATTTCCCACACTACTAGACCCTAAACCAGATCAACCAACTGGTTGGGTGTCTAAAGATGGTATGTGGGCAGCAGTTCCCTCTAATGGTAGGAAGTTTGCTATCGTACATAATGGTATCGTAGAACACTTCTCAAAGAATTTTGAGTGTGCTATGATATACATACAAAAGGGAATCAAAAAGGAGAAGAAAAATGCACGATCAAAACTCAATAGGAAAGAATGAAACACCCGAAGAGAAATATCAGAGAGCGTTGGATTTGTTTACTGAATCTGTATTGAAACCTGACTCTGATTTGCGTGGTTGTGCATATAATCAAGGATGCTATGAGGACTTGATGGAGATAAGAGAACACGTTTTAGAATACCTTAAAACTTTAAAGGAAGTCACACACCATACTAATCCTGATGAGAGTGATGACATCGAAACCGCAAAGTTAATTGGTGCAAAACCACTCACTAAATGGAGGTAGGTATAAACTCGTAGGCATAAATTTTTGTTACATTGTATCAGTAAATACAGACATACTTTGACTAAATAAAAATGAACATTAAGGAGTTACCGATGCACTAAAGTTCTATATTATGAAAGACAAATTGTATTTAAAGATGAGAAATGCACAACTTAATTTCCTATAATCAATTATCAGGATCAATAGATTCAGACAATGATTTAATCGCAGAATACTACGAGTGTTTAATCGAATGTAGTGATGACCAACCAACTTGTAAACGTATATGTAAGGAGGTCTTAATGACATGATAGTTCACTACTTACACCCACCTTAAAGAAGATTAAAAGTACTAAATACCCTTGTCTAACAGGGGTATTTTTTTATGCAAATTCATCCAGGTGACCGAGTAATATACAAAGGCGGGTACGAGAAATGTATGTTAATTGTAGGTCAATTTTATGTTGTAGATAACATAAAAAGTGGACAAAAGATCAAGTTATGTGGTAGTATGAATTGGATAGATAGTAATTATTTTAAGGTTGCATGATGGACTCACTTAAAGTAAATCAGAATAAAGATGGAACATATACAGTAGAGTGGGATAAGACCGACCCGAACTGGAAATGGATGAACTCATTGACTTCAAAGGAGGTTCAAGGTATAATAGAAAAAGCGATTAATCTTGATAATGAGACACACTAAAGACGAAAGATCACTAAAAATATTGAAGGAGTGGGTGCAAGAGTGTCTTAATTCTGATTGCCGACCTCTAGAAATATACACCGCAGTTATAGATGCTGTCAAGGAGAATACAAAATACCACGAGATATGTGCAGCAGAGGGTAGAACTCTAGTGACTATGCTAACCAATAATTTTAGTGAAGTCAAGAGTACAGAATAATGAAATACCATTTATATGATGAGAACTATAATCACAAGGGAGATTTCCAGAACTTACAGGAAATGAGGAACTACCTATGTGAGTGGAAATATGACAATGATGATAGGACATATATGCACGATACATTCGATTATATCAAATCTATCAAATGGCATTGGGATATTACGGAATAGACATAATAGTGGCAAAATGTGAAAAATTAGTTAAAATAATAAATAATAGTGTACAAGAGAGAACATTATGAAAACAATAGAAGACCATATCGAAAAGGACAAGCACCTTATCGAAGACCCAACAATCTCTTCAGCAGCGAGGAGACACTACAAAGAAGAACTACATGAACTTGAAGTTTATGCAGATCATCATCATGATGAGATCGAAGCGGGAGATCATCATGACCCAAACGCATTAGAATTGTTTTGTGAAATGCACCCAGATGAACCAGAGTGTCTGGTTTATGACGATTAAATAACTGACACATCTTCTTTGCATAATAGTAGTATATTGATTATACTGGATATAATCACAGTATTTTAATGAACCAACCACTTATCATTGAGTCATACTACAAAGAACTTGATGCACTTCCATCTATTCATCAGAGTGGTGGTGGTGGGGATGCAAGAAACGCATCTGGACTATTATATGAAAATCTAATCAAGAGAATTTGTGATTGGTTAGGACTAGATGCAAAGAAGAATGATTATGTAAAGACAGAAGAAGTAAATGGATATTGTTTAAAGAACTTACAAGTTGATTGGCACGTTTATAAGAATAAAAAGATGACCAAGTTAATTGAGTCAAAGACTTACTTGGATGCCTGTTACCTAAAACGTGCAATACTTGATTTCATCGAACTAGATCAATCCCCAGACGTACCTGACGATGCAGAGTACGCAATTTTTGCGGGTCAAAATGCTTGTGGGGATGCAGCATTTTCATACTACCCCGCATTTTTCAAGAAGATTACAGGAAAGGAAGTTAAGATATTTTTTGTAAATCCAACCCGCAAGAGATCATCATCAAGACCAATATACAAGAAAGAATTTAGAGGTCTTTTCAATCTTGATGAAATGGTGTATAATGAGTTCATACAATGGTTAATTAAATGAATCTGTATCACAATGATATGTTTGATGTATTTCCAAACATCGAACCACAGAGTGTAGATTTGCTACTGACAGATTTTCCTTATGGAACATTGAATAAAAGACGTAATGAGTGGGATAAGATCATTGATTACGATAAATTCTGGCATCATGTGGACATAATATGTAAACCTAATTGTGCGATTGTGACCACAGCATCACAACCTTTTACTTCCGTACTCATATCAACTAATTATACTAATTTTAAGTATTGTTTAGTATGGGAGAAATCAAAGTCAACTGGTTATCTCAATGCAAAGAAACAACCGATGAGATCACATGAGGATATAGTTGTATTCTATAAGAAACAACCAACATATAATCCACAAATGACAGTAGGCAAACCATACGATAAAGGTAAAGCAGTTAGGGATGCAGTTCAGTATGGTAAGCAGACTAAAGCAGTTCACGTTAAGAATACAGAAGGAACAAGATACCCACGAAGTGTACTATATTTCAAGACAGCAGAGGATGAGGGTAAACTACATCCAACACAAAAACCAATCGCATTATATGAGTATTTGGTAAGGACATATTCAAATGAAGGAGATACAATTCTTGATCCTTGCATGGGATCAGGAACTACAGGTATCGCTTGTCTTAATACCAACAGAGAATTTATTGGTATTGAAAAGGATGAGAATTACTATACCATAGCAGAGGAAAGATTAAATAGTAGTGTGACAGTTCAAGAGGTTGCACACGATAACTTGAATCCCCTTGCTAACGTGTTATATTAATAATAGGGAAAACAAACTACCTCGTGTACGTTTTGTTTTCTCGCACCCAATTTATCCCCTTTTTTTAAATGTCAACTAGATCAAGAATTGGACTTTTATTACCAGACGATTCAATCCTATCAGTATATCATCATTGGGATGGATACCCAGAGTGGTTGGGTGTTACTCTCAAAGAACACTTCAATACTTATGAAAAAGCATCTGAACTTATAGATGGTGGAAATATGGGATGTTGCTATTCTGATAATGAGTATAATGCAGAGACACAAGAATATGAGAAAATAGAACCCAGAGCAACATACTATGGTGGCGATGAGGAAGCACCTATCTTAAGTAAGAACTTTGATGAGTTTACACGAATAGATTGTTGGCAAGAGTATGCCTATGTGTTTGTTAAGGACAAATGGGTAGGTTATTCAGTTCGTCACAAATGGAATGATGATTTTAGTAAGATGACCGATTGTATCGTAAATGAGGTACAAA